GATGTGCAGCCCACTACGAGTCATGGTGGGCAAAGTTGGTGGCGATAAGTTATATGAAGAGGGTATCATATTTCTTCCACAAGTGTTTAAAATTCTTTCTAACACAATTGACGTTATTGTAGTAGCGTCAAGCTCGCGAGCGGGTAAGTTACTACTGGCATCTGCTGTTCTGTTGACCCTTCAACGGGATAGAGTTCTTTCGGTCGTTAAGTATTGTATCAATTACTTATTAGCGACCCCCATACCAAAATCCGTATCCGATTTGTACTTCAAATTTACAACTTGGAATGCCGATTACACCATGGAAGAACTCTTTCCCCCCCCCGAAGCAGAAGATGCACCCCCTTCGTACACAGCGATCCCTGTACGAAGGCGTAGGATCCATGTCGTGATCACTTTGGCCCAAGAGGCCAAAAATCGATTTTCTCTTTCAGAAAGGTCAGAAGCTATGAGGCTGACCGTTCGGAAATTCATTTTCGATCGAATGACTGAACATGGAATGCGACCAAGTCACATTCGTGAATCCCTCGATCTTGCAGTTGAACTAGCATTCACTCCTGATAAGTATGATATTGAGGCAACTCAATTTAGCATGCTATCAGAAGTAGCTGAGCAACGAAGATTGATCACATCCAACCACATATCTCCTCGTGGTTGGAGGGATTGGTTTGTGCCCCACGTTGGACCCCCTCCTGGGTTCCAACGTGGCTGAGGAGGCCCAACGTTACTACCAGGGATGGATTGTGCCAAAAGCACAGCTCCCGACCATCCCAACCTTCTGGTAGTACCAACGCTGGGTGCATCCGAAAAGCAGCGTAGATCGTATCTGCTATCAGGTTTCTCACCTGATGGAAAATACGCTGTTTACAACAACACATTGCATTGTTCCGAGGCAGCCGTGAAAGAGAGAGTACTGTTTGTGAAAGCAAATGGTGCCTTTGTATCGCCCCCTCGGCCTGCACCTTCTCACTTCTCAAGTGTACTGTCGGAAATCACTCGACTGCTTAAGAAAAACGTTATTTATGGCAACCCGATGTCTAATAAAGAGTTCGCTCTTAGTTACCAGGCTCCCAAAAAGAACGTTTATCTACAAGCAGCAGAGTCCCTAGAGATTCGACCACTCACTAAGAAGGATTCTTATATTCAAGCATTCACAAAGTGTGAGAAATATCAGTTTCGTGAGAAGGTGCCTGTTCCCCGGATTATTCAACCACGTAGTCCGAGGTACAATGTATGTGTTGGTAGGTATCTCAAGCCTATCGAGAAGAAAATTTATGAGAG